TTGATATATGTGCCGGGAAGTTCCTTATTCTGCGTGGTAAAACTGCCACCACCTAAAGCCATATCATTTCACCTGTCCTTTCATGTATTTTTCAATCAGGTTGTCAACTGTTTCAAAGGTGTACTTTTTCTTATCATCAAGAAGGGCATCCACCAAATCCCTTTTATCACGGTATTTCACAGCCGCAACAATCTGTTCTTTGCTGAACTCCTGTTCAGCGGTCTGAACTGCCGCCACGGTTGCCCGCTTTTTCGTTCCCGCCAAATTAACCACCTTCCTTCACATTCGTGCTTGTCTCCAAAATCTCCATAGCGGTCTGTTCTTCTCTCCTGTAAACAAAACAGTCATAATTCACAAAGAAGTTCAGAACGCCGTCAACCACTTCATACTTCATTTTTGTTCCACGTGTCGGCTTGTCCTCACCATAGATTGTGATGTACTCCAAACGCCATGACATCCGTTCCGCAACCCCGTTACATTCCTTCTGTTTCTCACGGGTTGCGGGAAAATACTGGATGCAGAACTGGTTGGTTTGTAAATACCGCTTTCCAAGGAACAGTTCATGTGTTGGGTTCAAACACTGAATAAAAAAACAAGGTTCTTTCAAACCTTGCCTGATTTCTTCCATGTGGATTTTGTAGCCGTCCCCAAATTCTTCATTCAGGGCAACGCTGATTGCTTCGATTATTGAATTTATCATTTCAGACATCCCCCTAAATATTTTTTAATCTTGTTTTCAAGCACCCTTGGGGCAATCTTTTCAAGTTCCTGTTCCGATATGGTCATCATGAACCGCCCCTTGACCCACCCCTTATGATTTGGGGTTCTGTGACCGTATTCCACATATGACGCATATTCAACCGGGTTCACAATCTCAATGACATAGGTATCACCAAAATGATGAACCGTCAGTGATTCCGCATATCCTTTTGCAGATGACCTTTTCTCACCAGTCCACCCACGCCTTAATGTGCCGCCTTTCTTTCCTGTCCCTTTGGGGTAATCGCCCACGGGGGTTCTTTTCACCACCATGCGGAGCAATCGGGCGGCAAGTTCCTTTGCGCACGATTCAACAAAAGCATCCGGGTCTTGCAGCTTGTTCAGTTCATCCCTGAACTTTTCCAACCCGTCCATGTTGAATTTTCCCATTTTACCCATCAGGCGTATTCCTCGAACAATTCAAGAATGATTTCCTGATGTGTCGGATATACTGCCGGGACACCGCTGCAAGTGTAATCTGTGGTCACATTGTCCTGTGACACCGTGATTTTTGAACCCGCCCTGATGGAAATATCAGGGGACACAAACAGTTTTGTGACCTGTGTAATAGTTGCCGCTGAATCCGTCTGAACAGCGGCTTTTAGGGTTTCAAAGGACAATTTACAGGGTTGATTTTCCAACACAACCACTTCTTCATCCTTCGTCAGCTTCGACCTTTCATCTGTTACCTGTTGCATTTCCGTGACTTTCAAAGTACCAAAATAAGTTGCTTCAATCGCCTTTCTTGCGGCTTTCTGTGCCGCCTGAATCGCTTTTACCATCGGATTCGCCTGAACGAATTAAATTCAGCCTTTCCATAGGATAAAAGGTAATTGATAAAGGTGGTCAGCCTTTGTTCAGGTGTCAAACTCCCTTCCCCAGTCGCAAAGACTGTGTTGGTGTCACCTGTCTGAATCTGCTTTACTGCATAATCCAAATCAAACCCCACAAGGTCAGTTGGTGCAAAGGTTTTCTTGGAAAGAAGGAAGTCACCCACCGCCATATCAACAGCGATGTGTTCCAGTCCTTCCGGGACATCTTGCCAGTTAATTTCATTTTTAATGGTGCTGCGTACTTTTTCAACACAAAAGGTCAAGGCAAATTCATCTTCCGCCTTGACCTCATAACCGAAAGATTTCAACCTTTCTTTTACTGTTTCGGTGTCAAACACGGTCTATCACCTGACCTTTCCCGGCTTAACCCCTTGAAATAATGCGGGCAATCGGGATTGCCTTGTGATTGATGAAGCTGCGATTTGCCGCCACATCCTCACCGGAATGTACCAGTGACCAGTTTGCACCGTTCTTCAACTCTGCATCCGTAGGGGATAAACTTGCCTGTGACTTTTTCTCATAGGAAATACCAAACGGTGCGAACACCTTGCGCTGTCTGCTATAAAGCGTGTCCTGACCGCCGTTAGTCTTGGGGTCACGATTCATTTCATACGGCACTTTTACGCCCAAATCCTCATAGGAAATTGAACCGTTCCCCAGTACATAGGTGGTGTACTCGGTGAACGCATCCACGAACACAACATAGTCACCCGCCGCCGGGGTGGTGTAACTCTCTGCAACAGGGGTTACATCGGCAAGTTTAATCTGCTTTGTGGTAGGTGTTGCTGAATCTGCCACAACTTCCAACGCACCCTCATCCGTTGCCTTTGCCTTAATGTAGAAACCTTCCTGTGCAACTGCGGGCATATCGTCATCAATGACAACCAGCTTGCCGTTCCACGTATACAGGTCAAGTTCCTTCTGAATACCGTCCTTGTCGGTATATTTCAGGTGTGCGACAAGGTTCAGGTTTTCAAGATTCGTGGCAACGTCACTGTGCATGAACACCAGTGTGAACTTCTTCTTGTTCGCCCCACACGCCTTGTTCACTGCACTGTTCAGGGTGGTTGCGGACATCTTGCCGTCAACCTTTTCCGTGACATCATAGGTGTGGTTCTTGACAAACTCAAGGTTCTTTGTCCCGGTCATGGAAAAGATACCCTGTAAAATTGCAATAATGGTGTTCTGGTCAATACCATCCCAGTATTCACCAACCTGGTCAGCGATATTCTGCATGAAGTCCACGCCGCCCGTGATGTCATAGCTGAAATCCTTCTCAACCCACGCCTTTGCACGACCAACCGCAACAACACCCTGTTCAAAGGTTTTGGTGTTGGTTGCGGTGATGTCGGTCTGACCGTCATAGTTGACTGCATCACCATCCAACAGACCACGCATTGCAATACGTGCGTAACCTGTGCCGCCCTGACCGCCCCCAAGGGTTGCTTTGATGTCAGGGTTGCCCGCAAGTGCCTTTGACTTCTTGATTTCGTGCATATGAAGGTTCGGAACTCTGCCGACCATGTACTTAAACGCCTGCGGGTTAAAACTCTTAGAATCAAACTTATCGTTTGGCATATTTTCACCGTTCCTTTCTTTTACTCACCCAACTTAGTATCCGGGTTTTCCGCTAAGTAGGCACATAATTCATCATAGTTCATCTTTGAAGGGTCAACTTCTGTCCCCGGTTTCTGCTGTGCCGATGCTCCCGGCTGATACCCTTTAAAGGTCTGCTGCTGTGCCTGTTGCGTTGCATCAAACAGGAACTTGGTATCTTCGGCGGCGGTCAGCTTGTCAATCTGTTCCTGTAACCCCTTGACGTTCCCTTCCTTGTCAAGTTTGGCATCCGTCAGGTCAAGCAGTGCCTTAACCGCCTTGATATTCTTCGCCTTTGCCCCGGTCAATGCTTTTTCAACCGCAAAGTCAACCTTCAACTGGTTCATTTCGGATTCATGGGATTCCTTGGTCTTAGTGTTTTCAGCCTGTAAATCCGCAATCTGCTGTTTCAAGGCTTCATTGTCACCCGCCGATGCTTTCAGGGTTTCAAGCTGCTTGTCCCGGTCAGACACCTGTGTTTTCAGCCCTGACACTTCGGTCTGCAAATTCTTGACTTCGGCGGCAGATGCAGACTTTGCATTTTCAATGTCATCCCCATTGATTTTCATAATGCTGTCAACCTGTTCCTTCGTCAGTCCCATATCTTCCAACTGTTTTCTTGTCATATTTCTGTACCATCCTTTCAAATACGTTTTTGTACGGGGTAACTCCCACATGATTGTTTGGTTGTTGCGGTTTTACGTCTTGACCAACGCCGACAAAGAGAAAAGCACCCGTTGCCGGATGCCTTTCAACGCCACACTGACCCAGTGACCGGGAGATAATAAAGACCACCTTACCCTTTCTATTAAGTTTTGGTTCTCATGTGCCTGTGAACCCCCTTTCTGACTTCATATAAGCGTCATATAGCGTTTATTTTCATTCATTTGATAACTTGTTAAGGTACGAAAAAACACCGCCCAAATGACGGTGTTTTCAATCCCAGTGTTCCCCTTCCTTGGGGTACAGTTCCAAAATACCATAGAAGTTAGGAATGTCTGAAATCTGTTTCCCTTCCTTCAAGGCAGTCAGGACTTCAATTTTTTCATCAAGCAGTTTATCACTGTCCAAGTCAAAGAACTTTTGCAGCATAGGCGGGAAATTCTCTACTTCAAGAAACAGTTCCCTGACCTTAACGCCTTTTTCAATCAATTCCCTTTCCGTCATTTTTCACCACCCACTTTCTTCAAAAGTTCAACAATCGTTGCATCCAGTTCAGCGACCAGTTCAGGCTTGTCAGCACGTAACAGGTCAATCAGGTCAGGTCTTGTCACACTCAACGCCGCATAGTTCGCAATCGTTTCCTGTACCCGGCTTTCCGTATACCGATAGTATGCCGAACCATGACCATATATCACTATCCCGGCATCCCGGTATGACCCGCCTGACAGGGCATCATAAATGTCTTGGAGATTACTAATCCCGCCGCCCATGATATTCCTTGCCAGATAATCACGCTCCGCATCCATTGCGGCTTGCAGTTTGGAATACTGCTTTTTGTAATCACTGTAAGACCCTTGAAAGGTTCGGTTTATCATGGAATTGTTCAGTTCGTTCATTAACTGCCTGTACTTTCCATTGACTTCACTGCATACCCTTCTGTATTCCTGATTATGTTCATTGAACAGGGCAACAACCTCACCGCTCATGTCTGTTGACGTATTTTTGAACGCATCTATCAGGGGCTTTCTGCTTGTACTGAACCAGTTCCCTGACTTCTTGGGGTCTTGCCTACCATACAAATCCATCAGGTGCATTTCCTCATGTAAGGTTGTATTCACCTGACCCGCAAGGTCATCCCCCTGTAACTTGGGTATGGTCAATTTTGCTTCTGCCATATCCCCGGTCATTCTATAACTGGAAGTAGACACTGCATGATTCTTTGCATGGGATATTTTAAACGGGATTCCATTGCTTTCAATGTTCTCCAGTTCGCCCATGTGGTTAAACAGGGAAACAACATTTGCATCTGCCCCTTCCAAACCATTCACATAATCAACAAGTACCTGTGTATTCTTCAATTCAGATTTTTCAGTGAAAGCAGAAGGGAAGTTTTCAACCTTCAATTCCTCTGCAACCTGTTTGATTTCCTCTTTTGCCTTTATTGTATCACCTGAACTCGCTACTTGCAATCCAGTCTTGTCACCTTCCACAAAAGCCTGTTGCCACTGCTTATAGGTCATATCAGCGGGTACATAGTATGTCTTGCCGTCCTCTCCCCTTGCGGCACGTTCCCCAACCGTGTCAAATTCGTCATCAAAATACGGAACGGTTGTTGACCGACACCACACATGAAAAGGCGGGGCTGTAACCCCTACTTCCCACTGTGACATAGGAAAGTGCTTACCATCCATTTCCTGACAGATTTCAGATGTGTGGGAATCAAGGGTTGCCACAATTTCAAACTGTTCAACATCCAGTTCAGCGAAACAGTCCTTTTGTGCCGCACTGCTGAAAAACGCTTCTTCTGTCATGACAAGCCGCCCCGCATTGTTCTTTGAAGTGTTCATTTTGCGGGCAATCGCATCTATTGCTTTCTGCGGGTCTTGTCCTAAAACAATGTTGCGGGTCAGTTCAGTGTTCAGTTCATTCACCAACTTCTGACGGTTGCCCCAAATCCTTTCAGAAAAGTTCTTCCCGTCAGCCGCCCAAGGTTTATTGATGACCTTGGAAATGGTCTTGTCATCCAGTGTCGCAAAATCCCACCCGACCCCCACACCCTTCTGCAATTCAAAAGCAGTGCGGTAATACCCGGATGTGTAAATATCCCTCATAGCAGAATCAACGCTGTCAAGCTGATTTCCAAACATCACCTCAAGACTTTGCTGCGTTTGCAGTTTCAGGGCTTCCAGTCTGCTGATGTGATACCGGGCAGATGCGTTTTCAAGCTGCTTTACCCAAGTACCATTGATTGCATTTTCTTCCCCGTACTGAATATACTGGTTGATGTCCCATTTCAGTTCTTCCAGTTCCTTCCCGGTCAGCATTTTCCGGGCATCTGCCAGTGTGACCCCGTTGTTATCTGCAAAACGCTGATACCATGCGGAAATCTGACCTTCTATCTGCCTTTGTGCCTGTCGGTACTGTTTTTCAATGTCAGCATAACACTGAACCCCTTGCTGATTTTGTGACTGTTCAAGCAGTTCAAACCGCTTTTTCCAGTATGAACTATTCTTCATCTACACCACCGCCCTGATTGCCTTGGTTGGGGTCTGCCGGATTCCGCTGACCAAAAGGATTGTACTGCTTTTCAAATTCTTCCTGTTCCTTTTGTTTCTGCTTTTCCAAGCGTTCCAATTCCTTCTGCGGGTCATCCACCCACGGGTGCTGACCTATGACAGTTTCATCAGATAGGATTCCCACGGATTTCTGACAGTTATCTATTGCTTCACTCTCATTGATAAGGATGTCACGGTTGAAAATAACGCTGACTTCCTCACCCTCAAAATCACCCTGTCCTGTGTTGGCAAGATGTGCCTTGGTGAACCAAAGAATATCTTCAAAGGATGCCTGATACTCGGTTTCGGTGTCGTTGGCATCAATGTCAATATCAGAATACATTGATTGAATGTTCATTTGGTTGGGGTTTCCCGAAAGCCTGTCATCTTTGGCATCATAACCCATAGCATTTTCAATCAGGGCTTTCTTGAATATCTCAATAATAGCCTTGTAGTTTTCCGCATTGACTGTGATTTCAAGGGTTTCCACGCCGCCCTTTGCGCTATCATCATACCTGACCTTTACCACACCATAGGTTGCAAGGTTCTTCCTGAACTCACCCAAGTTTGTCCCGTCATAGTTTTTCAGGACAAGAATGGTATTCCTTGCGTCCTCTTGCATATTGTTTTCAAAGTCCGACAGCATGACGTTGATACCGTCCTGTAAGGACTTGACCCGTTTCAGCAGCGGGGTTTCGTTCTCATTCGCTTTCATGGGTATCAGCGGCACACGTGACCAGTTGAACCCCTGAACCTTCCCTTTGGAATCAATCATTGTCACATGATAACAGTCTGATTCTCCTTCATTCGCAATGTCGGGTATCAGTGTCCCCCGGTCAAGAATAAACTTGTGAACACCGTCCAAATCATACACTTCAACTTTTTCAATGACTGTTGGGGTTGTCCCCTCATATCCAATCACTAAATACAGTCTGACCGCAAAATCTAAGATAGTGTGTTCGTTGTCCTTCCAAAAGGGCAAAATCTCATATGCCGGGAAAAGCCTGAAAGAAAATTCCCCGGATTCTGTGTAATATGGATATAGCCAAGCAATACCGCCATTATAGGCAGCCTTGGCACTGTTTTTCAGGGTTTTCATGAAACGCTTATTGAACACCTTTTTCAGACATTCAGCGTACTGGTCATTTTCCGTTTCAATCGCAAAAGGCTGACCAAACAGATAATTGGCTTTCTGGTTGACCATCTTTGCGTACTGATTATCAATAACCCGGTTGTTTGGCAAGTTCTCCACCACTTGCAGCTTGCCATCTCCCCCTATCATGGTACGCTTACGTTTCAAAATATCGTGTTCATTGTCATAATACAGAAACCCCTTAATCTGCATGATACGTTGGGGTGAGTTCTTCCACTTGGCAATTTCTCTTTCAAGAAATTCCCGGTCAGTCATCCTTGAATGAACACCCTGTAATACAAAATTACTGACCTTCAAGGTCAGCGTGTCAATTAGGCTACTGAACATCTTGGTTCAATTCACCCCTTTCTACAAATCTATTCAAAACTAAATGCGTCACCTTTTGCAATGTTCTCAACCGCATACCGCATTGCATCCATCAGGTGATTGAAGTCATCAATGGGTCTGTTCAGCTTCTTCCCGGTCACTGGGTCAGTGTCCCAAGTGTAATTGCTGATTTCAGTAATGAAATTCACACACCTTGGATGCACAATGATGTGGTAGTCCTGAATGAAGTCAATACCGTTGTTGATGCTGTCCTTGCCCTTCCTTGCTTTCCTGATTCCTTTCAGTCCCAGTTCCCGCAAGCGGTCAATGCTCTTTGGTTCAGCAGAATCAGCGGTTATCTTTTCTTTCAGATAACCCATCCGCTGCACTTCATCAGCAATCGCTTCATTACTCATACCGGGTTTATACATTTCATCGAAAACCCAAATAGTTTTGCTTGCTTGGTCAATGAAACCGCAAAATAAAGCACTGGGGTCATTCGTATAACCAAAGTCAAGACCAAATACGGACTTGACCCCTTTGATTGCTTTTACTTCCTCAATGCTGAACGCCTTTTCTTCCCAGTTCTCATACACAAGACCGTCAACAATACCCCAGTCACCAAGACCCGCCACTTTGTAACGCCTTGGGTTCTGCTTTCTCATGGTTTCAAAAACCTTTAAGTCAGCAGCATCCAACCATTCATTGCACTTGTAATTGGTTGTCATTGCAAGGGTTTCATCATCCGGGTTGTCAAAAAAGCGTTTCTTTATCCAGTGATGTTCATTCCACGGGTTCAGCGTCAAGGTTATCTGTTTGAACAATCCTGAACCTTCCGGGACTGCACCACGGATTGATTCATCAAGCATATTAAAATCATCTTCCGAACTGATTTCATATGCTTCTTCTATCCACATCCAACACAAGCACCCGGTTTCAACCGTGATACTGGTCACTTTCAGCGGGTCATCAAGTCCCCTGAAATAAATCTTCTGACCTGTTGGTTTGTAGGTCATTTCAAGCGGTGATTCTTTCACATCCCAAAAGGCGTCAACTCCCAGTCTGTGAATCGCCCACCTAAGTTCAGTGAAACAGGAATCTTTCAGTGTCCTGAATGTTTTCCTGACCACAAGGGCATTTGCATCCGGGTACTTCATTATGTTGGTAATATACCATAGGGCGGTTGTCTTGGATTTCTTGGATGCTCTTGACCCTTTGCAAACCCTGTAACGCCCTTTCCACCGCCAGAATGTGCCGTACCCCTTGCCGACTATTTCAGGCAGCTTCACAATCTGCTTTCCGTTGCCCTTGGACTTGTAATCTTCCGGGTACAGAATAAACTTCTGATACCCAAAGACGTATTGTGAAGAAATGCGGTTCTTTACCATAGGCAATCACCGCCTTAATCTACAAGGGAATCTTCACCTGATATGACAATCGGCTGTGTGATGTTCACATCCAGTTTGTCATTCCACATACCCAAATGTTTACCCAACAGTTCCAGTGCTTTCAGCTTGGAAGCAATCTTGACTTCCCTTTCCACACTTGACCCGGTATCACTTTCAGATTCCTTGTACTTTATGGATTCGATACAAGCAAGGTCATCTTCTGTTGCGGTGTCCTTGATTCTGCCCTTGCTGTCAACAACGTCTGTGATTTTCACAAGGGCAATCTTCGCAAGTTCTAAAACAACCCTGTCCTGATTGATGCCTGTCCTCTTTGACCTCTCTGCCATCGCTTCACTGATTGCCTGTTGAACCTTAACATTTCCTAACATTCGTGAACCTTGGACATCCGCTGTTTTTGCTGAATATCCCGCACGAATAGCGGCTTGTGTTGCGTTCAGGTCAATCAGGTATTCATCAACAAAACGCTGCTGTTTTTCAGTTAATTTTGCCATCCGGCAACACCTTCTTTCCATTTTTCTAAACAAAAACCCCGGAAAGTAGGAGGTATTAGCACCTTTCCGGGGTCAGACAGTAAGCGTATAAAAAAAAGGATTGCAGATAATTTACAAGAATTATCTGCAACCCAGTTTTGACAAGCCTATCATAAACTTAATAAATCCCGTTGTCAATCGTCAAATGATGTAGGTTTTATGTCAGGTAATGTAGGTTTTTATAGGTTTCTTCAAACAACGCAAGCGCTTTATTATGCAGTTCTATCACATAGGAATATGATTTTTTCATTTCCTTTGCAGCCTGACGGATGCTTTTAAACTGCACATATACCTTGAACAACACCTGTATGTAATTATTCACGTGCAAGCCCCTGATTTCAGATATGATTTGATTCTTAGCGTCAACAAAGCGGTCTATTTCTGCATTTATCTTTTCATCAAAAGTCACATACCGGGTCACATCACTTCCTAACTTGTCCCCTGACAAAGAAGTCTGCACACGTTCTTTTGAATAATCAATACCCCCCGGATTCATCGCCGCCTGTTTCATTTCAGAAAGCAATTCTAAATTCTGATTGATATTCGTGTCTAATTCCTCTAACTGTTCTAAATACTGCCTTGCAGTCAACGTCCTTTTTACCTCACTCATGCTTTCACCTATCCTTTCACTGGTTACGGTTTAAATATGCTCAATTTTATTTTAGAAACCCTTTGTTTATGGGTTCGTTACGGTCTGTTACGGTTACGGTTAATCATTCTATTCTTATATTTTTACTTTATATAATTCATAATGATATATGATTAAAAATATTATTAAAGAATTTTCATTTAACCGTAACCAACCATAACCCTTAGACTTTACAAGCATTTCAACCGTAACTTCTAAGCGTAACTAAACCGTACCCAACCACTACTTAACAACTTTATAAACAATATCATTCACAAATAACGTACCCGTCTGCGGTTCTCCTGAAAACTGCGGAACACATACAACATTGATTCCGGCAGCATATACCGCATATAACTGTTGTTCAATGAAGTTCCCCGCCAGTTCATAGGTCTGTTCATTTAAAGGTGCGTTTCCAAACTCCCCAAACAGAATAGGGAAAATGTCGTTGTTCATTGACACCTGACCATTCTCCATAAGCAACTGCATAATCTTATTTTCCATCACTACCACCATTATCCTTTCTTTGGTTATTTTTTAATCTCTTTTTGTCCGCAAACGCCCGTTGCGGATGCTTTCCATCAACTCAAAATTCTTATACTTCACTATTTATATTCCCTTCCTGTTTTGGTGTCCTTTAGCTGAACCCGTTCAGTCAGTTCAAAACCCGCTGCCCGAATTATGTATTTCAACACCTTCACCAAATCATAAGCACGTTTGTCAGCTTCGCAATGTTCTCTGTTCACCTGACCTATTGCCATTGATGCAGTAGGGTCAGCATATCCTTCAATGTTTCTTCCACCTTTCACTTGTCTGTAACCTTCCTTTCTATAATTCCGCATTTAATCATTGCTTCAAACATTGCTTCAAAAATAGTGACTACTATGGAATTTCCGGCTTGATGGTATAGCGTGCGGTTCATTTTCCCACGCTCTACTTTGCAAGTTGATTCTGCTGAATAGAAATCATCATCTGAATACCCCATCAACCGCCAACATTCCAGTTCTGTCAAATATCTGTACCTTCCACCACCAAGGTCAATGACCTGTGCCGGGGTTCTATCCTGTCTTGTGGTGATTGTATTTGCATAACTTTCAATAACGGTTGCCCGCCTGATTCCCTTTTTACCAATAGCTTTATATACACTTGATTGTGTAACCATATAGCAATCAGGGACTTCACCAGTTTCAAGGAAATCATTTATGTTACGCATTGGTGTTTTCTGCATAAGGTCAAAGTCAAAAGGATTCTGACCAAGGACTGATACAGTAAAACATCTTTCCCTTGCCTGTGGTATTCCATAATCACGTGCATCCAAAACACGATAACTATTTGAATACCCTAACATTTCCATATAGGATAGATAACGGTTGAAATTATGAATCATGTGCTTAGATAGTACATTTTTCACATTCTCCCAAATAACAACAGTTGGTTTCCACTCACCCATCTGTTCAATGATATGAACTGTTTCCCACATCAAAGATGACCTTGTGCCTGACCCTTCATCTGCACCTTTTCCTTTGTTGATTCTTCCTTCTGCTGCTGTTGCTTTTCCCTGATGCCCGGCAATACTAAAATCCTGACAAGGTGAACCATGAATTAAAATATCAGGTTGAAGATTCCACCCCACAACTGTTTGCGGTGAATGGTCAAGTTCTTTTTCAAACATTGCGTTATATGACCTGACTGCTTTTTCATCAATTTCCACATAGTCAATAGATTTTATTGGAACACCTATGTTTCTAAGTGCTACCCTTGGTGAACCTATACCGCCGAATAATTCCAATATTTGTATTTTCTCTGACACATTCTGCACCTTTCCTTTATATCTTATCAAGATACTTTATTTACAAAAAAATTACTGTTTTTTGAATACACGCCTTGTCTGACCATTTAATTTCACAATACTAACTTCCAAACCCAAGCGTTTATTTATTTGTTTACTAAATACTATGTTTGACATAGGGGTCATTGAATTGTCGGCACAAAAGACCTGATACCGCTTGTAGACCTCATTTGTCGGTTCATTTTCAATCATATCCACACCACAATCTGCAATAAAAGCAATGATGGGGTTGTTTTCTTCCTCATATTCGTTCAACTGGTTCTGAACCTTTGTAGACTTGGTGAACCCGTCATTGATGATAACCCGTTTCAGTCCTTCCACGCCTACCCTGATAAGGTATTCAATACTTTCCTTCTGAATCAGTTTGTACTTGATAAACGGGTCATAGTCGGGGTCATCCTTTCCAAACGTGGCGTTAAATGGAATAATCACCAAACGCCTAAGCACCGCCCCAGTCTTGTCCTTCATCCGGGGTATATCATTCGCACTGAACAGCAGTTTAATGAAGGGGTTAAATTCAAACGGGTCTTGTCCCTTTCTCTCTGCCTTGATGCGGTTTCCCGTCACAATCTTTTTGAAGATGCTGACCTGTGAACCCTGTAAAAAGTCATCCCCTATATCATCACCAATGTTCGCCAGTTTTCCGAACATCATTGAAGTATTGAACCTGTCCCCCAGTTCTTTCAGGTCAAGGGCTGAAATGTTCTTGTCTCCAAGGATTGCTTTGACCATATCCAAGAAGGTACTTTTGCCGTTGGATTTATCGCCAGTTAAAATGAACGCTTTCCCAAGTTCATTCCTTCTGTAAAAGCAATAACCAATACATTCTTCCAACAGTGACCTGATTGCAGCATCCCCACATGATAGTCTGTTCAGTGTGGTATCTGCCAGTTCAGAATAGGCATCCGGGTTATAGTCCCAAGGTATCTTGTTGGTGATGACTATTTCTGTACTGAACGGGTTCAGTTCCCCGGTCATAATGTCGTACACGCCATTGTTAAAGGCAATGAAATTTGCTTCTGACTGTTCCTTGTCCTCAACAATCAACTCCATATAGTCAAGCACTTCCCGCCGCTGCATTTTCTTCAAATTTGGGATATGCTGAATCATTTCTGATTCAATTTCCTTGTACCCGTTGGTGTAAACACCGTCCTTATATATGTGAAGCTGACCATTGATTTTGACAATATGTGCAGTATTCTTCATATAGACCGCAAACTTGTCAAACAGGAAGGTTGACCCCATGAAGAACACGGGTTTCTGAAACGCTTCATCCCTAAGAATCACTTCCAGTTCTTCATCAGGAAGGGGTTCTTTCAAAACAAATCGGTTCAGGATGCGGATGCACTCACGGGTTTCTTCTACCGTAAAATCATTTGCGGTCAAGGTCAGGATATAATTGAACAATGCTTGATTCCTTCCGTCCCCCGCATCCATATCCAAAAATTCAGCAGTTGTTGTGACCGGAAATAACCACTTAGGAACTTCCTGATATTTCCCACCTTTTTCAATGTCCCATTCACAAAACCGTTCTTCACCATTTATCTTGATGACTTCATATGACAATTTACTGCCTACTTTTATATCAGCAGTCAGACCCACTGCAAGCTGCACGTGCGTCCTGTTTCTTGTGATTGCATGGTTCTTAAACAAGAAGTGTTTTCCCCTACTGGTACAGTACACCCGGCAATCAAGCTGATATTCTTCCACTATGTTCATCAGGATTTCAGCCTGTTCAGAATCGTCAATATCAATAAGGATGGTGTCATTTGCCAATACCCCGCCGAAACCATCAAGGTTCTTTACTTCCTCATATGTTTTCCACTTGGTTCTGTTTTTTAATTTTTCAATACTCTGTTTCCCTTTGGTTTCAACATAACCTTTGTAAAGCATCCATTTTCACCCAACCTTACGTGATAATTTGCAGCACCTTTTGATAAAATTCCTTGTTCCTGATATTCCTGTCAAAATCGGATTGCCGGGAACGCAACAAGGATTTCAGTTCTTTCATTTCCTGACGGTATTTCTTGACAAATTCGTTGTAATGCTTCCACCCGTCAGTATTCCGCTTGTACCTGTTTCGGTTTAGGACGCTGTTGTCTATCTGCTTTTGACAGAATTTCACCTTTTCGGTATAGCCCACTATGTACTTTGCATTTTCTTTTTGTTTCGGTTCAAACTGTTCAATCTCCTGTTCAATGTATTCCCGGATAGCATTTTCACATTCCGGGGTGCTACTTTTTCGGATGATTTTGACCAGTTCCCTGACCTTTGAAATGCTCCTGCAAGTCATAAATTCGTCAAGGTGAACTGTCATTGAACCATTTTCATATCTGATTTCTATATCCATTCAGACCTTCCTTTCCGGCATTATGCCACAATGCCAAACTGTTTCAAGCGTTTTTTTGCTAAATCTATATACCAAGACCTATCAAGGTTCTTTGGTGTTTTAACCCCGCACACATCATCATTGCATATGAAACAATGGTCAGGGGTATTTCCAAACTTTTCCCCTTTGGGCTTCACCCTTTTTCTTTTCAGCAGCCGTCCATCATCCTGACTGTTGGAAGCGAACACCCGATATGATTTATAGGTGTATCTGACCTTTTCGGGGTACTCATACATTGTCTTAATGACCCGTTTCCCCGTCTGATTGATGACCGGGGTACAGTGTTCATGTTCCACCCAATCATACTTGTCTGACAGTTTCACAATCTTCTGGAACATTATCAGGTCATCACACTGGTTTATGGTCTGCTCCACTGGGGTCTTGTGTACCATGTATTCAACCAAGGCTTTATTCAGGATAGGCAAATCATTGTCAGTTGCAGACAGTTCTTTCACATAAGCACCGATTCTTTCTACACTGCCATCAGCGCCAACCCAAAGGTAATTATTCACATCCTTCTGATAGATTTCGCTGATATTATCCAGTTCAAGAAGGATTTCGCAAAGGTCTGTGGAACAACGCTGTTCCCATTCCCAACAAATATCATCCACCATTTCAAAGGCTTCGTCTGTGTCAGGAATCCAGATAATCAGACCATCGGTATTACTCTGAATCAATTCAAATCCCGGTATCACTTCCAAATGTTCAATCAGGTCAAGCAACATAAGCTGACCGTTGATGCACATACAGTTATTATTCCTTGGGTCATATGCCGGGTTTGTTTCATCCTTCATACCGCCTGACAGTGCGTTCAGCATTTTCTTATATGGTAACTGTGCTTTCTTCCAATTCTTAGCTTCTGCCTTATTCCCTGATTTTGCAGCGGCAATTTGTTTTGCTTTCATTGACTTTCTTGTTTTATACACCAAGGTATAGTTATCGTTGGTTGCCGCCCGTGTGACAAGTCCCCACGCTATCAGCATAGACGGATAATAATTATTCACATCTACATGAAGAATCTGCCCGGTTTTATGTATCGGTTCAGCGGTTGCACCATGCAGACCACCAAACCCGAATGAATGTGGTATACCCGCAACAATGGTGTCAAGGTTCTGTGACTTGTACCATAGTTTTTTATCGTACTTATCACAATTCTGTAAATCTATAGACAGGGCTTCTTTCCTCTTTTGTTCAAACCAGTCCTGAACATATTTGTATTTGTTCAGTCTCAAACAGGGTAAAAAGAAAAATTCAAATTCATCCTTAAAATTCCGCCTTGAACACCCAAGGACTTTTGCAGTGATTCTTGCTTCACTGTCACCTATATTTGACAGGCTTACCATATCCGGGAACGCCTGAATAATTCCGTGCATCGCATTAAATTCATCTATCTTTTCAAGGAATACTTTTATGGTCTGTTCCACATCATGCCGACAATATTTGATTGTTTCTTCAATTTCTTCCTTGGTCAATTTTCTGTTTATATTAAACGATACACCCGTTTCCTTGATATTGCTGCCAAGAAAACCTTCCAAGGTTTTCAAGCCAATAGGGGGATTTGGCATCACATCATAGTTAATCATCGGTATCTTATTGAACACTGACGAAAACTGCCATCCTTCCCTTTTTTCTATAATTATCCAGTCATTTATTCTTTTGGGGTCAAGACCTAACAGAATACCTTTCATGATGTACTGGTCATAGTGTCGGTTATTAAATCCTACCCATATATTGCTTATATTCGCTTCATATAAGGCTTTTAATTCGTCAGGGTTATTTACTATTACCTGTTCGGTTCTGCGGGTTATATCAATGAATACGGTAAGCCAATCATCTTTGAAAACCTCAAAATCATAGAAAATCAATCCACTTCACCCTTTCTGAAAATAGCGGTGGAAGGTGTGACCCTTACCACCGCCTAATGCTATTATGTATCTTTGCAAGATACTTTTCAACCAAATTTTTTACAGGTCAAACACTTCTTCGATTTTGATGGGGTTGAAGTTCTTCGCCGCATAGGTGACTTCAACCTCAATGTTGTTCTGGATGGACTGGAACACATCAAGAATCTGGTCTGCAAAATCCTGATAGTTCACGAACACAACAGGTTCTTCATCTTCACCAAGCAGTTCATTGACCCAAGTGCAAACAGATTTGATTGCCCGCCCATCGTTCCAGTTCTCGCTGTTCTTGTTGCCGCTGATAACCCGGTTGAAGAAAATCATGCGGTTCTTCTGTTCGCCCTCCTTGATTTTGCACTGAACCGCAAACATCAGCTTATCCTGTGCCTTGGTCAGTTTAATCTCCATCTTCTCAATGCCGACAATATACTTACCATCCGGCACATCGCCAAAGTCAGAATTCTTCGCTTCCTCAACTTCTTTCTGTAACGCCGCCAAATCAACCTTGTTGTCAAATGCACTGAAATCTACCATTATTTTTTACCTATTCCTTTCTTATCTCTTTGTTGTCAGTACCAGTTTCAGAAGTTCAAACGCCTGAACCTCATTGAACCCCGCCGCAACATAGGAATCAAAGATTTCCCTTACAGCTTTTGCACCATCTGCCGGGGTTGTCCTCTGCGGCGGCGTGTTGGGGTTCGGTCTTTTCGCACCGCCCGCCATGCTCTGGCTAATGCCCTGTTTTACTGCGGATGTGACCATCAAATCAAATACTTCATCAGGAATACCAAAAGGATTGTTCATGTTCTATACCTCTCTTTCTTAGCGTGTTCTTCTTGTTCTGCGGGTACGTGTCCCTGAATCCTGTTCAGGTTCAGCATCCGTCTGTGTCGGCTCTGCTGACTGTGCCTGACTTCTGCGGGTTCTTCTGCCCGATTCAGGCGGGTTCATTGCACCGTCAAGCGGGTCAGCGATTGTCTTGTCTCCTTCCTGTGCAATCCGCTTGATACCTTCACCATATTCTTCCTTGGTGATGACCTTCGCACCTTCCGGGGCAACATCCCCTTTGTGCTTCATCACATAATTGTCAGCAGAAGGAATGTAGAAATAGGTATCTTCTACAAGGGTGTCAGGTTCAGCAGACTGGTCAGGCTGTGCCGCCTGTCTTTCCTTGCGGGTGCGTCTTGGCGGGTTCTGCAAATCAGGCTGCGGAATGTCGGCTGTTGCGGCAACTGCTTCATCAAAAGGAATTTCTTCCCTGTCACCCGCTGCTTTTGCAACCGCTTCATCGCACTGTTCCATGTAGTCAGCAATTTTCTGATTGTTCTCTGCAACCACTTCATCATGCGTTTTACCATTCTTGCGGTTTCTGCCCGTTCTGCCAGTGGTTGCCCCCTGTTCACCATCAGGTTCAGCGGGCTGCGGGGGTGTCATTGTTTCGGTCTTGGTTGCCCCTTTTCCACCTCTTGCCCTTCTTCCGTTGGAATCCGGCTTTGTAACGTCCCCCGCAACTGCGGCATCTGCCTGATTCATTTCAGCATCCGTCTTGTACTCTCCCACTTCATAGAAGTTGCGGATTTTGTCAGCAACATAGTTTAGGTCATTGTCAATCGCATATGCCGGGAACATTCCCATTGGTGACTTCACGGTGTCCTTGCCGCTGTTCTGGGTGTAGAAGTAATATTTGCCCTCATTCACCCCGGTTCTAAGAACGATAGTGAAAAGCCCTTCAATGGTGATTTTCTCACGCAACAGCTTACCAATCAGCTTGATTGTGGTCACGCCGTTTTCAAGGGTTTCCGTGTGGGTCATATAGGCAACCACTACATCATCCGGGAGTTCCTTGCACACTTCGATGATTTCAAAGTAATTCGCCCCGAAATCATTCCACTTATCCCAACCATTTTCCTTGATGCGGTTCATGTACGGGACAGAAAGGATGTACTGAAAATCATCCACTACAAGCAGTTTCTTCCCGGCTGCCGCCTGTTCCTTCATAAACTTGCAGATTTTCCGGGATTCCGTTTCACTGTTCAGCATTTCAAACTTGCCCTTGAACGGTAACGGTTTCCCCACCGGGTTCACAACTGCGGTTGTTGCCGGGTTGCAGTTCCGCATACTGGTACTTTTACCAGTCCCGGATTCCCCCATGATTAAAAGCATCTGTGCCATATCATTTCACCTGTCCTTTCCTGATTCTCTCAAAGTTAGCCGCCATGTTACGGCTGACCTTGTGCTGACCAAACTGTTTTTGAACACCCGCACGAATCACTGAACGCAACAATTTACGGTTATACACCGGGCGGGGATTGTATACCTTTCCCTGATTCTCATTTACCATAGCCTTATACCTCACTTTCCTTGATAATGATTTTAAGTTTTCTGCGGTCATCCATAGGTATCACTTCAACAGCATAGTTATTTGCAAGAAGGATACCCACAAAATCCTGATATGCGGCACTTGTGCGACTTCCTTCAATCACCACACAACCACATTCAGCGGCAACTTCCTTTTCGATGTCCTCACGCATTACATCGTCAATTACCTTGACATCGTTCAGCATATATTTCAGTTCTGTGACCTGTGCTTCTAAATCCCTGTTTTCTTTTTTCAACCGGGCAATCACCGCATCCTTGTCATAATTCCGTTTAGACATTATTCTTCACCACCTTCCCCAGTGTCACCTTCCAGTACCCGGCTCGACCACATATCAGCCCAGTGCAGAATCATGTACAACTGGGTTTCATGACCCTTCACGCCATAGTTAGCGGTTTCATACAGACCATCGTGGTATCTGATAGCAAATTCTTCATCTTCCGTCAGGTCAATGAAAAGGGTTGCCAGTTTGATTGACCGGGTTGCATGGTCAAGGGGCAACAGGTCAGGATTGCGCTTCCAAGGTTTCTTTTCGGACTGCTTATATTTCTGTTCCGGGTTTGCCTTGGTAGGTTTGCCATCCTGAACCATGTTAGGCACATACATCTGCTTGCCATAGTCCCCGCACTTCCCAAGGTCATGAAGCAGTGCAGCAATGACCACGCTGTTTCTAATTTCATCCGTGATGTTCGCCCCACTAATCAACGCCACGGACAGCTTTTCAGCCATGTGGGACACGTTCAGGGAATGCTCAGCAAGACCACCTTCACCGTTGGAGTGATTGCCGCCTGATGCCGGGGCGGTAAAGAATCCGATTTCTTCCATGTACGCAATCAGGTCATCCATGCCATTACGCCCAGTCTTTTTCAGCGTGGCAATGATTTCTTCCTTGACTGCATTTTCCTGTGTCATATTCGTGTTTTCCTCAACTTTTGCCATGTTCTTAATCTCCTTTACTTTTTATATGATTCCATTCGTACAAGAACGGATAATCATTGTAGTTAATGCCTTTACAGGCTTGTATCTGTTCAATAAACTGCTTGAACAGTTCAAAATCCTTGGGATAAAGCAGAACACCGAACCCCCCGGATGCTTCAATCTGCTTTAACTGGTACAGTTGAAGGTCTGACGGTCTGCCATTCGATGCTTTCAGTTCAATCCCTATGAACTGCCCGCAACAGCAAACCAGTAAGTCAGGAATCCCGCTTTTGGTGTAAGCTGCACCGCCCCAGTATTTCAGTACCCAACAGTGCTTGTCCTTCAGGAACTTCTTGACCCGGTTTTCAAAGTTCTTTTCCTCTGCCATTTAATCATTCCACCCTCTTTCGTCTTTTCCGCTTGCACAATCCAGTGTCCCAAGCGTGTCTGATATTTTCCTGTTGTGTCACCCATTCAAGTTGTGATGCTCTGCAATCGTGCTTTTTCCCTTTCTTGTGGTTCACAATATTCTTTGTTTCAGGGTCAGGATTCGGAACGTGTGCGACTGCAACCAATATATGAAGTCTGCAATTCTCACCGTCCAGTTTCACCCGCAAATAACCACTTCCGTCATCATACGGTGTCAGAAGATTCCCGGTGCGGATGTTCCTGACCTGTCCCATCGTGCTGACCTCATAGTTTGGATGACCGTCAACAACCTTCCACTTCTTCCCCAAGTTAATCACCTTCTAACTGGTCATTAAACCGCTGCTGAATGGTTAGGATGCTTCGGGTGTAACTGGTTGAAAATATGTCCTTGTCCCACAACCGTTTAGCACCGTTTTCCCCCATGTTGTACGCCATCAACACCATGTCCGCATCCTGATAGCGTTCAAACAGTTTTCTAAGCACGAACACACCCGCCCTAATATTCTGATAAGGGTCAAGATAATCTGTAATTCCAAGTGTTTCTGTCAGCCATTCGTGATTGCTTACATTGATTTGCATATACCCATAATCATTTGTACTGCTTATCACGCCGGGGTCAAAACTGCTTTCATGCTCTATCAGCGCCATGACAAGGGTAAAATCTATGTTATAGCCAGTACAAAGATAAAAGACAAATTCCTGTTGTTCTTCCGGCATCCCACAATCAAGCGGTGTAAAATCCAAATCCCCCGCATCCCAGTCAAGGGGAATTTCTTCTGTGAAACATCGGTCATCATATGCCCCATATACAAGGGTTTCTGTGCTAACCTGTTCACTTGTATGTATATCTTCTTTTCCCTCGTTCTTGGCGGTTATATGAGTTTTCAAGGCATATCCTGAAACACCACCAACCGCAAGACCAAGGACTGCGGCAACGACAGTCAGGAAAATGACACGCCTTGCCATCGCCGCCTTTCTAAGATTCTTTGAATAGTTCATCCGTCAATTCCTTTCCTTCCCGCAATGCTGCAAGATTTTTTTCTTCAATACTGCCCTTTACCAACAGATAGTAATAAAAGCAGCTTTTCTTTTGTCCTATGCGGTGAATACGTTTCTTTGACTGTTCCCATAAGTCACATGACCCTTTTCCAAGGGGCAACGTATAGTAAACAATCTTGTTTACCTTTTGGAAGTTTCCGCCCATCGCTCCCGCCTGATACTGAATGAAGGTGATGGAATCATCATATAGATGATAGGCTTGTAAATCTTTCCTCTGTCCGTTCAGCACTGATATATTCGGGGTCTTTTTCAATGCTATCTGATGCAAAATCTCCAATTCGTCATTGAAGTTATAGAACACAATCAGTCTGTAAATCAAATCTTCAAAGACTTCCAGTTTTTCAATATTGTACTGACCGCACAACTGTCTTGCATAAAGCATCTTTGTCAGGCTGTTATCACCAACCAACTCAACATCCACACCTGTTTTCCACCCGCTGACCATTGCATCCAGTTTCTTTGTGACCAAGTAACTATTCTGAATGAAATACTTGTATTCCTTGGTGGGCTTGACCATTATTTTCTGTTCAATCTGTTCAGGAAGGTCAATCACTTCTTCGGTTTTCATAAAAAATGCGCCGTGTTCAGCAAGTTTCTTTTTCAGGTGTTCCACGTGCTTGTACCCAACCACTACTTCCCGTTTGAAGCACCCTTCATCAATCCATGCAGTTTCAACATAACTATTCCAAAATGCCTTTTTAGTAATATCCCAACCAAGCAACTGAACCTGTGACCATAACTTTTCATATTTCCCGGCTGTCGGTGTTCCTGAAAGCAACACAACGCTTTCAGGGTTCATTTTCAGAATGAATTTTGAACGCTTGGCATTCTCATTCGTTATCAAGCTTGATTCATCAAGCATCAGGGTGAAGTCTTGCAGTTTCAGCAACCAGTCACGCCGAAATGCCGTTTCATAATTGACCACGCCCACAATCTGAACACTGGGGTTGTATATCGCCTTTGTGTCAATCAGATTTCTGAAAGTGATTGCTTCGCTTTTCTTGGTCAGGTTCAACACCCGGTAATCAGGATAATATTCTTTGAAGTGCTGAACCCAGTCATCTATCTTAGATTTCTGACAGATGACCAAGTTCACCGCATTGTTCAGCAAATACACTTTTTCAGCACCCACAAAGGTCTTTCCCAGTCCCATATCAAGGTAATAGGCAACCCGGTTGAACGGTTCAGTTTGTTTCAGAACTCTGTCCTGATGGGGCATAAAGTGCAGCTTCTTCATTCAGCACCATCTTCTTCCTTCGGTGCCTCACCTGAAAGGTCAATCTGCAACTTTGCAACCTCTACTGCCGCCCGATATACCAACGCATACTTTGAATCACCATGGGTTTCAGTGACCTTCTGCAAAAACTTGTCAATCTTCCCAAGGAAACAACCGCACTTGACAGTGATTTCATTGTCCTTGTCCCGGTAAAACGTGGTGAAGTCGTTTCTGCTACCGATAGCACCAATCACCAACACATGACTTGCAGAAAAGACCTCGGCGTTGCCCCAAACCTCGGCGTTGCCCCAAACCTTGGCGTTGCCCCAAACCTTGGCGTTGCCCCAAACCTTGGCGTTGCCCCAAACCTCGGCGTCACCGCAAACCCACGCCTTTCCATCATGGGAAAGGTTTTCTTCCTTCTCAATCCACCCGCCCAGTTCACCGACTTCTACCAATCCAAAGGATACGGTTGCCCGGATGCGGTGCAACGTCACGATTCTGAACAACATTTCAA